GCGTTCGTTCGAAGAGGAAACCAAACTGTCTGGCTTCTCCGCCGCTCCGGTGAAGAACGAGGGCAGTGCGATTGCCTACGATAACGCGCAGGAAGCTTGGACTGCTCGCTATAACCACGAAACCATTGCTTTGGGTTTCTCGCTGACGGAAGAGGCGATTGAGGACAACCTCTACGACTCGCTGTCGGCGCGTTACACCAAGGCTCTGGCTCGTGCTATGGCGTACACCAAGCAGGTCAAGGCTGCGTCTGTTCTGAACAACGGCTTCAACTCTGCCTTTGTTGGCGGTGATGGTGTCGCGTTGTTTAGCACGGCGCACCCGCTGATCTCTGGCGGTACCAACAGCAACTCGCCTTCGACGGCTGCTGATCTGAACGAAACCTCGCTTGAGGCGGCTGTTATCCAGATCGCTGCGTGGACGGACGAGCGTGGGCTGCTGATTGCTGCCAAGCCGAAGAAGCTGATTGTTCCCCCGGCGCTGATGTTCGTTGCAACCCGCCTGCTTGAGACTGAACTTCGTGTCTCGACTGCGGACAACGATATCAACGCGCTGAAGAACAACGGCTCGATCCCCGGTGGTTATACCGTTAACCACTTCTTGACCGACACCAATGCGTGGTTCCTGACCACCGACGTTCCCAACGGTATGAAGCACTTTGTGCGGACCCCGCTGCAGAACTCGATGGATGGAGACTTCGACACCGGGAACGTTCGGTACAAGGCTCGCGAACGTTACTCGTTCGGATTCTCGGATCCGCTCGGTATGTACGGTTCGCCGGGTGCTTGATAACTCTGAATAAGAGTTGGAAAAGGGGGCTTGTGCCCCCTTTTCTTTTGTGCTAAAACACCATTATTCCGGGGTCACCGGAGCGCCAGACTGGTCCCGGCCAGACGACATGCAGACAGCGCTCCCAGCTCGCATGTGAGGATTCAATGGCTAACACCACTTTCAACGGGCCAGTTCGATCGCAGAACGGCTTTCAATCTATCACCACCAACAGCACCACTGGCGCTGTTACCGTGGACGCCACTTTTGGCGCAACCACCAGCGTGACCAATTTGACTGCGACCACTTTGACTGCGACGAACTTGGTTTTCACTGACCAGAACCACCCAACGACTGCCGCAATCAACGCTACGGCCACCGCCACCGCAGCAGACGTTGCAACTGGCTACATCACCTCCACCTCTGCTTCCCCAACGACCATTACGTTGCCCACGGGTACGTTGCTTGGCGCTGCTATTGGTGCGGTCAGAGGTACCGTGCTTGAGTTGTACGTGGACAACACTGCTGGCGCATCGACCGTGACCATTGCGGTTGCTGTCAACGGCATCTTGTCCACCGCTGCTACGGACAGTTCAGGCTCGTTTGGCGACTTGACGATTGCCTCTGGTGTCACGGGCCTTGCCCGGTTCACCATCATGTTCTCCAGCGCTACCGCATACGTGTTCACTCGCACTGCCTAATTAGGGGTTTGTCATGATGCAAACTGACGTTAAGGCGGGGTACGTCAGTGCTACCGCCACAGTGTTTTCGGGTAGAACGCGTTGTAAGGGTGTGTTTGCTACGCCCGGTTCGGCGACAGGTACCGTTGTAATTCGTGATGGTGGTGCGTCAGGCACGACGATTTTCTCTACAACGACGTTGAATGGCGGTACTCCGTTTTCGATGACGTTCCCCGGAGAAGGTGTGTTGTGCGCGACTGATCTGCATGTCACGGTGTCTGGCACGGCGACGACCGCAGTGGTGTTCTACGGGTGACGCATGAATTTCGATGAAGCCTTTCATCACCTCCTCGGGCACGAGGGAGGTTACTCAAATCACCCGAATGATCCGGGGGGCGAGACCATGTGGGGGATTACGAAAGTAGTCGCCCGCGAGAATGGCTATGAAGGTCTGATGAAAGATCTTTCGGTAGAGACCGCAAAGGTGATCTATAAAGCCAAATATTGGAACGCTGTTCGTGCGGAAGAGCTGCCCCCCGTGATCCGCTACGCGGTCTTTGATGCTGCGGTGAACTCTGGTCCCGGTACTTCGGTTCGGTGGCTGCAAGAAGCGGTTGGCGCTACGCCTGACGGTGTGCTTGGACCTAAGACGCTTGCTGCAATCAATGAGCTAAACCCAGATGGGATCTTGCGTCGTATGTTGGGTAAGCGGCTTCGTGCCATGACGAATATGCTGGGCTGGCCTTCGTTTTCTGCTGGTTGGGCGCGTCGAGTGGCGACGCTGTTGGAGGCTTAAATTGTGGACTTCCACAAAGCCATTGGAGCTGTAGCTGCAAGTATCGCTGCTCTTGGTGGGGGTTACACGCTCTTTGATAAGTTTGGGTTGATTGATAATTCAATTATCCAGTGGGTGCCTGAGCACTTTGAGGTTAAGCCCACCAAGATCGGTGAGCCTGTTGTTGTGACTGTAGCTCGGATCAAGAAACGGGATGATTGTTCGGTTGAGTCGTTTGTGCCAGCGATCAGGGATGGAAGAGGTGTGGTGCATGAAGCTACATCATCAAACCCAAAGTTTTCTGGCCCTGCTGGTCCGGAAGTTGATACATTTACGTATACGCTTTCAGTCAAGACTGAGATGGCTCCGGGTAAAGGTACACTGCTGGCAACCATCAAGTACAAGTGTCCCGAAGGTGATCGCACAGTAACTTACCCACGGCACAAGAACCTTAACTTTGAGCTTATGGGGTCTTAAATGGCACCGCTCCTTGCCGGAATCGTCTCCAGTCTGCTTCAAAACAACCTGCCGAAGGTTGCTCAGGCTGTTGTGGACAAAGGCTTGGATTACGTCCAAGAAAAGACCGGTATTGAGCTGAAGCCCGACATGAGCGCCGAGGAAGTCAAGGCGTTGCGCGAAAGCGCGATGAAGCATCAGGAGTTCATGGTCGAGCAAGCCAACAAAAACACGGCGGACGCTCGGGCGATGCAGGTTGTCGCATTGCAGCAAAATGACACGTTTGCCAAACGATATGTTATGTATCTGGCCTCTTTTTGGTCATTTACGGCGGTCGTGTACATTTTTCTCATCACTTTTACCCATATCCCTGAACTTAACGTCCGGTTTGCCGACACGATCTTGGGCTTCCTGTTGGGTACGGTAGTGGCAACGATCCTCAACTTCTTCCTTGGATCTTCGGCCAGCAGCAAAGAAAAGACCGAAGTTCTGGCGGCAGAGCTTAAAGAGCAGAAGAGGTAATCATGGCTAAGACTCCCGCATGGCAGCGAGCCGAAGGTAAGAACCCGAAGGGTGGGTTGAACGCCAAAGGCCGCGCCTCTTACAACCGAGCCAATCCGGGCAAGCCGGGGTTGAAAGCCCCACAACCCGAAGGTGGCCCACGCCGAGACTCTTTTTGCGCCCGGATGAAAGGGATGAAAAAGAAGTTAACTTCGGCCAAAACCGCTAACGATCCCAACAGTCGGATTAACAAATCCTTGAGAGCATGGAATTGTTGAAATGGATGGAATGATCTGGAACCTGTTGCTCACAGGCGGTATTGGAATTCTTGGGTATTTCTTGCGAGAGAAGTCCTCAGAGATCACACGCCTTCAGATTCTTCTCAACCGCACCCGAGAAGAGATTGCCAAAGAATACGTGACCAAGGCAGAAGTTCATGCGGATATCAATCGTGTGCTTGACAGACTTGACAGATTGGAACAGAAGATAGATCGTTTCATGGAGACCCATCGTGCCAAGCAGCTCGGGTAAACAGCATCGATTCATGGCTGCAGTGGCTAATAACCCCGCCTTCGCCAAGCGCGTAGGTGTTCCTGCGTCCGTTGGACGCGAGTTCATGCAGGCCGATAAAGGCCGTAAATTTAACGAAGGTGGTGCTATGAAAGAGTCCAAAGCAATGATGAAAAAAGAAGTCGGCTTTATGAAAAAAGCGGGCGCTCCCAAAGCTATGGTCAAGCATGAGATGGCCGAGATGAAGGGCATGAAGTACGGCGGCAAAGTCAAGAAGATGGCCGCTGGTGGGTTGGCGGCAGGTCATAAAGCTGCTGACGGTATTGCCAAGAAAGGCAAGACTAAAGGTATGCAAGTGACGATGCGCAAAGGCGGGATGTGCTGAGATGGCTACCAAAGGTAAGGCGCGTGTCGTCGGCCCGTTCCAAGCTGTCACTCCTCCTGATATGGGGGAAGATGAAAAGGCAGCGCGTGCAGCCCCGCCTGTTCCTGCGCCCAGCATGACTCCTTCTCCCGAAGCTCAAAAAAAGCTGGAGGAGATGAGTAAAGAGGCCAAGGAGAAAAAGGCGATGGATCGCGCATACGAGCGGTCGTTGACCAATCCAAAGTTCGCAAAAGGCGGCTATGTCCGTGCAGCGGACGGCTGTGCCAAACGCGGTAAGACTCGCGGAAAGATGGTGTAATTATGATGGCTTCACGCGGGATGGGCGCGATACGCGCGTCTAAGATGCCCAAAGGAAAAACGAAGCACCGCAAAGACGGTGATGCGTTTGAGCTGTACGCTGCTGGAGGGTCAACATCTCGCGTCAATGAAGCGGGCAATTACACCAAACCCGGCATGCGAAAAAGCCTGTTTGAGTCTATTAAGTCTCGTGCGGTTCAAGGCACTGCTGCAGGGCAGTGGAGCGCAAGAAAAGCGCAGCTTTTAGCTAAACAGTACAAGGCTAAGGGCGGCGGATACAGGGGGTAAAATATGGCACGCGGAAGAAATATTGCAGCGCTTGCTGCCCTGTTGGGTGCTGGAGCGCTCGCTTCTTCTAAAAAAGCGCCGGAATATTCTGATACCGACACGATGGAATTTCTTCGGCGATATCAGGATTCCAATCTGAAGATGCTGCCTTCTGAAGAACGGGCTGTACGGCGTAAAGTTTTTGCAGAAGAACCCGGTCTGCGTAACGTCGTTCGTTCGGAAGAGGTCTATCCGGTCTCGACCGGAAGCGGTACATTTCTGCGTTCCGGCATGAAAAAAGGCGGTAAAGTGATGTCTGCTTCAAAGCGGGCAGATGGCATGGCAAAGCGAGGCAAAACGCGTGGGAAGATGGTCTGATGAAAGCCCCGCAGCAATCGCTTAAAAACTGGACCGCTCAAAAATGGAGAACCAAGAGTGGTAAACGATCTACTGACACGGGTGAAAGATATCTTCCAGAAGCTGCGATCAAAGCTCTTTCCCCCCAAGAATACGCCGCAACAACCCGAGTAAAACGAGCAGGCAAAGCCGCCGGGAAGCAGTTCGTGAAGCAACCGCCCAAAGTGGCAGCTAAAACCGCAAGGTACCGATAATGGCTACGACCGGCACTTCTGTTTTTAATCTGGACGTTAACGACCTGATTGAAGAGGCGTTTGAGCGTTGCGGGCAGGAGTTGCGTACGGGCTACAACTTTAGGACTGCACGCCGCAGTCTGAACCTGCTGACCATCGAGTGGGCCAATCGCGGTATTAATCTGTGGACGATCGAGCAGGGACAGATCCCGCTGTACCCAAATCAAATTATTTACGCTTTGCCCAACGACACGATTGACTTGCTCGATCAGGTAACCCGCACCAATGCAGGTGTTGGAACCACACAAGTGGACATCAACATCAATAGGATCAGC